TCACAGCCCCCTTGGCCGGGGACCACGCAATGAGGGCGGCCGCCAGAGAACCTGGCGGAGGTGGAACTCCTATGATGCCTGTTAGCTGCGGGCAGGCGGGTTGGCTGCCCTGCCCGGATCCAGTAGACTGTCCGGACAAGCTTCGGGGAGTAGTGTCGAATAGAAGCGAGGAATAGATTTGGAGAGAAGGTGATTTCAATGCCAGATTATGCAGCTGTCTGTTCTTAGACAGCTGTGTGGGTGTGGTATTGAGAACCGAAGGTTTAGAATGAAGGGAGAGAATCAATATGCTGCGTAAAGGTGACATGTATTATGCAGATTTAAGCCCGGTGTGAACAGGGAGGGGTTCGTCTAGTGCTTGTCAACAGAATCAAGGCTTTGTAATAATGTAACAATTAAAAAACGATGTCAGGAGACAGAAACCATGTTAAAAGTTGCGGTAAAAGAGATATCTGGCTTAAAGAATATGCGTTACCATTTACAGATGACAGTTTTGAAATAACAGCAAGTTTTAAGTATGATAAGCTGCTGGGGATTCAATGGAAAATTTATTCGATGCAATCTTCCGCTCTGCTCCTTATGTTTGCATTAAAAGCCCAGAATATAAGCGCTATATATTCAATTTAAATTCGTGAAGGCCTGTGATGACGGAGCGGGAGCTGAAGGGAGAACCCATTGAAGGGGAAGACATTTCAATGTCACTATAGTTGGATGTGTTTGGGAGGAATCAATGTATGGAAGAATTAATGACAGAATTCCGTTACCAAAGAGCGATTACCATATTAGAAAAGATGCTATCCATCAACCTTATCACACCTGTGGTCTATGAGCTTTTGATTGCCAAATATCAGAACAGATATGCTTCTGATATAGCGAAGCATAAGAGAAGATGAGGAACGTTCCTGGATGTGGGGAGGATATCATATGGATGAGAATACATCGAATGAAAAAAAGATAATAGAGATTCCTGCAAATCAGGCGCCTTACCAGGAACAAATAAAAAACAGGAGGTTAAGGACGTGTGCATATTGCCGTGTCAGCTCGAGCACCGACGAACAGCTTCACTCATTTGATGCTCAGTATGGGTATTACAGCAATTACATACAAAAGAATGAAAATTGGGTGTTTGCCGGCATATATGCGGATGAGGGAATTACAGGGACATCCCGACAGAGGCGTCAACGCTTCAATGATATGATCGAAGATTGTGAAGAGGGAAAGATTGATTTAATCATAACCAAGTCGATCACAAGATTTGCCAGGAATGTGGTGGACTGTATCAGTACAGTCCGAAAGCTGCGGGCCATGGGAATTGCAGTGTATTTTGAAAAGGAGCGGTTAAATACACTACTCATGGAAAATGAACGAATCCTGACCATATGGGGAACCGTAGCACAGGAAGAATCTATGAGTACATCTAAAAATGCGCACTGGGCCTGTGTCCGTAGATTTGAGAATGGTACGTTTGTTCTCTCCAAAGCGCCTTATGGGTATAGAAAAGATGAAGAGAAGGAATTAATCATCTACGAGCCGGAAGCAGAAATTGTCCGCAAGATTGCGGGGGATTATTTGGATGGGATTGGCTGCGGTACAATTGCCGGGAAGCTTAATAGTTCCGGAATTCCCGGGCCAACGGGAAAGAAATGGTATCAATCAACGGTGCTGCGAATCCTGAAAAATGAAAAAATGGTCGGGGATTATTTGATGCAGAAGAGAATCACAAATGGAATCGTACCATTCAGGCAGCTGACCAATAAAGGCCAGGCCAGACAGTATCTTATCAGTGATGACCATGAAGGGATCTTAAGCCGTGAAGATAAGGAAAAGATAGATTTTATCTTAAGCGTTCGACAATCGGAAGCTGGAAGGGATTTAACGGCATCATCCATCGGATGTGAATATATTGTATGTGGAAGATGCGGGGGAAAATTAAGCCGAGAATATGCCGGGACGGTCAGGGGTGATAATAAAATAATCTGGAGATGTAAAAACCGTCATAGCAATAACAGGACGTGCACATTAAAATTGGTCCGGGATGAGGATTTGGGTTCAGCAATGCAGCGGCTTCCGAGAAAAATGCAAAGGGGAAAGGCGCTTGTTTTTCAACCGCTGTTAAAGCAATTGGAAGCCATGGAACGGAGACTGCGCTTAGAAGGCAGAATCAGAGAAATTGAAGAGGAACTGGCAGAGGTTAAGATGCAGCGTCATGTACTGCTGAGAATGAGAGCAGAAGGTTATATGGAACCTTCTCTTTTTTTGACCCGGAACCAGAACCTGGATCAGGAACAGAGAAAACTCATGGATGAAAAGAATCTGTTACAGGGCAAAGGTTCCTGTATGAAACAGATAGAGGGATTAAAGAATCTCATTACTTTTTTAGACCTGGAAGCGGGTTTGGATCCGATTGTGAAAAAGAAGGTATTGTATGAATTGATTAAGAAAATAGAAGTATTGGATCAACGAATCTTCCAGTTTGATATGACCTGTGGATTGGAACTGATTGTAGATTTAGACGAGGGAATATATGGGACAAACCAAACGGATACTCTGGGGGTACAGACTATGTGATGGAATAATCGTGATTGACGAGCGCATTGCGCCTGTCATTCAGATGGTGTTTCAAAAAGTGGATAAAGGGATTGCAGTCAATCAAATTTGCAGGGATATGGAAGGAATGGGGCTGAAGAACCGGCTGGGGAATGTCAGATGGCAGCCCAGAAAAATAAGAGACATTCTGAAGGAAGAAGCATATTGCGGAAAGGATGGCTATCCGGTCATCATTGAAGAAAAATTATTTCAACGAGTGAAAGAGAAACGCAGGAATAAAACAGATAAAACTCCTAACAAATGGAATGAGGATGTAATCATGGGAGGGCGGTATGTCTATGGAAATATGATAATATGTGGTGACTGTGGCTCGCAATTCAAACGAAATTCCAAGGGGAGACGCTGTCATGCGGATGGACGACTGGATGGAAGCGTTTATTGGTATTGCCCTGTCTGTAAGCAGGGGGAGGGACAGGCTTATATAAAAATTAGGGACGAACAGATCCGGAATATTTATAGGACTGTTATTAATCAAATGCTGGTTTGTCCAGCGGTATATAGAAATACAAACAATCATGAAGCTGTCCTTGAAAATGTAAAAACCCAGGAATTAGAGGAGAGCCTGAATAGATTGGATTTCCAGTCTGATGAAGATATAAGAGAGGCGGTCCAAATTTGTTTCCAGTTAGCAAAAGAACGGTTTCGATTATTACAAACAGAAGGAATTAACGAGAGGACCGAACGTATCGCAGAGTGTCTTGATACGCTGGAATATCCGGTCACATCGTTTGACAAAAGAGTTTTCTGTGAAATTATAAAAGAGATACGGATCAGACAGGATGGAAATATGAGACTTACATTTACAAATGGAATGGGGATGCCTATTTTATAGGATACCTGCGAATATGGGATACGGAAGATGAAACAGGCTCATGGATAAAATCATTGGCGAAAGGATATCATTTTCCGCAATGACAGTCCGGGACCTGGAGATATCCATTTATAACAGTGGTATTATCTTACAGGGAGGGGAATTTCAATGCCAAGAGAGGCCAGAAGGGTATCCGTTATTCCGGAACGGCAGGAGTATACACGAAGCTATGAACAGGAAAATCAAAGAAAAAAGCGGGTAGCAGCGTATTGCCGTGTAAGTACGGAGCAGGAACAGCAGCAGACCAGCTATGAGGCACAGGTGGAGTATTATACCCAGTACATTAAAAGCAATCCGGATTGGGAATTTGCAGGTATTTATGCAGATGACGGCATAACCGGTACAAACCTGGACCGGAGAGATAATTTCAATCGTTTAATTAACGACAGCCGCAGAGGAAAGATCGATATGATCCTTACAAAGTCAGTCAGCCGCTTTGCGCGCAACACAGTGGACAGTATTGTTACAATCCGCGAACTGAAGGCCATCGGAGTGGCGGTCTATTTCGAGACTGAACGGATTAATACCCTGGAGAGCCAGGGCGAAATGCTGATTGCCGTACTCAGCAGCCAGGCCCAGGAAGAAAGCCATTCCATCAGCACCAATGTGACATGGGGGTTCAGGCGGAAGTTTGAGAAGGGCGAAATTTCATTAAATTATAAGCATTTCATGGGGCTCACGAAGGACATTCATGGAAATTATGTGATAGATGAAAAAGAAGCAGCGATTGTAAGAAGTATTTTTTATTGGTATCTGCGAGGTGACAGCTGTGAGAAAATAAAACATAAGCTGGAGGAACGAGAGGTTAAGACTGCTACCGGAAAAGAAAACTGGAGTGTAACTACAATATTGAGAATGATATCAAACGAAAAATATATGGGGGATGCGCTGCTTCAAAAAACCTATACAGAGGATTACCTTACTCATAAAAGAAAACAGAATGTGGGGCAGAGAAAACAATACTATGTGGAGAATGCAATTCCGGCAATCATTCCGCGGTCAATTTTTTATATGGTACAGCAGGAGCGGGCGAAACGGGCCAGGCTGAAGGGCGCCTATAGTTCCAGATACGCGCTGACGGAGATTGTAGTATGCGCGGAATGTGGCTCCAGATATAGAAGAACCACATGGAGTAACCCCAAACGGAAACAGGAGAAACGCGTCGTGTGGAGATGCATTAACCGCCTGAAGAATGGAACTAAATACTGTAAAGATTCGCCCACTGTGCCGGAAGAAGCGCTACATACAGCTATCATGAAAGGGTTATCTGAAATACTGTATGGTGACGATGATCTGCATTTTAAAGAAGAACTGAAACAGGATATACTGAACACCATGGCGGATTTAACCGGAGGAACCACGCCGGAAGAGATCGATTTGACAATCTGCAATCTACAGGAGGAACTGTTAAGATATGCTGGTTTAGCTGCAAAGGAAGATATGAATTCCCGGAAATATGATGATAAATTCAGGCTGATTGCAAAACAGATCGAGCAACTGAAGGAACAGAAATGTGACTTGGAAAAGCTTAGTGAAAAGAAAAAAGAGCATGAAGGGCAGATTGCGGAGATTGATAAGTTTATGAAAGGTATTAAACAGACGGATGAGTATGATGATGTATTGGTGCGGCAGTTGGTGAGGGAGATACGGATTATTAGTAAAAACCGGGCGGAGATGGAATTGAATAGCGGTATGATGATGTCTCTAACCCTTTAATGTTATGAGCGAAAGATTCATGAGAGTCTGGATTCGTTATATATAGATTGATTTTGTATATAATAATAATATAATTATGTACAAAGAGAGGAGGGATATTATGCCACAGATTATGCCAATTACAGATTTAAGGAAAACGAATGAAATTTCAGATATCTGCCAT